TAGGTAATTGAGATCGTTACTCCTGTAGTAACAATCGAGAATACCTATCCAAAGTTGTCGCTCTGCTTGGAAGCAGGGCTACCGGAGGCAAATCGGAAATTCCGAGAGCATCGGGTACTGACGCAAAGAGCTTCGGATCCTGGTTAGAGAACCAGGGAAGCGCTAAGCGTAGGACGAACCGTACCTTCTCGTCGAAGGTAGAAGTCGCTTCGGCTAACCCTTGGTGATTAATCAAGGTAGGGCCGAGCATCTTCCCGGTTGGGTTTGAAGTTGAGCCATAAAGGTTCTTGTTCAAAACCGACCTTTGGTCCACTAGGGACTCAAGGATGCTACACTGCCTCTGTCCGATGACAGACGCCGTCAATCGTTCCATCTCAACCAGGTTTGACCCCGGAAAGGAGAAGTTCAGACCGAAAGGCTCAGTCAAATGCTTAATCTTATCAAAGATCAGCCTTTGACGGGACGAGAGTAGTATTCGAGAGCGGTGCCCAAGCTGGCGAGCAATGTCAACGAAGTTGTCATTACTCATTTCACGCCACTTGTATTGTGACATGACCATCTTGCTGGTAATAACTTTACCCGCAAACTCACATATGTGATTGGAGCTTAAACTCTTTTCACGTGAGTATGGACATCCCCACTTTTGCAGAACCGCAATGTAGCGGTGATAGAGGTCATCATCTAAGATGACAACATCATCGCCCAGGACGAAGAACTTTTCTCCGTGCTGGCAACCATTGAGGTACCACAGCAACAACCCATGTGACACAGTAAATACTGCGAAACTAGGGTATAGCCCGAGGGGTTGACCCCGAGTCCATCTGACTGCCCCGATTGGGGAAGACCAGGTGGATTTAGACAAAATCTCAAAAAGAGATATGTCCGGCAAGTTGCCGAAGAGGGATCGCATCAGTGTGACCTGTACTTCTAAAGGGAAGTAGTCAGTCGCACTACTGAGATCGACGGAATGAACCGTCTTACCCATCTTCAAGTGCTCCTGTAAAACAGGGATAGGTACAGACTGATCGTGGGTGCAATCCCACGGTAGGTGACGAGCAAGCTCGTAGACCCTTTTACCGAAGTGCCGTAAGGCAAGTTGGTAGGCGAGGAACGGAGAAGCAACGCTTCTAAGTTTCCCTCCAGGTTCTTGTAAGAAAGCAATCTTACCACCTATGATCTGCCAGGGATCCAAAACCCTTTTCTGATGGAAAATTCCAAAAGATATGGGCTGAGGACACATGTTCTTGAGAACAGGGTTAAAAAGAACCTGAAACTCTTGAACTAAATCAATCCCCCAACTGTGGCTAAGAATAGCCTCAGCGTCTCCCAGGACATCGCTGTCTTGTGGGATAGAGCGGAGCCCTCTTGAAGGCTTTCGCTTTGAGGAACTTCCCCGGTACAGAAGAAGTGAAACATCTTCTGAACGATCAACAGTCAAGCCACCAAAGCTCTTTTTAACACGATTAAACATCGTGCTAAAGCCTACAATTGTAGGAGGAGGAGCGCTTAACGCGCTGGTGAATTTCTTCACCTGAGAATCTGTCGGCTTACTGTATTTCCATACAGTATAACACATCAGAGTCTGAACAACCTTACGGAAGTTCTTATCTGATTTGTCGGCCCAGCGGAACATTCCGCCAAGGCAACCGGCCAGGTCACCCTTTCGGTTCTTTCGAACCCAAGTAAGAGAGGGTAAACCTGCTCGTCTCCTGTAGAGGTCAACTTTCAGGGATTTAAGTCTCCCGATTGTCCACTCTACACCCGAACTTTGGTACCACTTCAAAACTAGCGCAAGAAATTCGCGCTGGAGATGGAGTGGCATGTCAATTACCCACAAACGGTTTCGAAGTCCCTGTTCCAATGTCATCACTGACATGGGCATACTCCTTCCTTTAAAGGATGAGCCTAAGGAACAGGATCGACGAGATCCTGTGGGTCGGCACAGTCCACTAAACAGCTTTTATTTAGGATGTCTCATTTCTTGAGATTCCATAGCATTACCAAAGTGGTAATAACCGCTACAATCAGTAAGCAATTAAGGAGTGTTGTGAAAAACACAAC